TCCGGAATCGACGTAAACGCATCCAGATCATCATTCATCAACGCCTCAAACGAAATCCGGGCGCCGCGGCTGTATTTCTGTGGCGCATACGTATACCCCGTCTCGCTCACCTGGGTGTATTCCAACTCCTCCGTCTCGCCCTGGGTCTGCCACACGCTTTCGGCCCCGTCCATGGCAATCCGGCGCACCGTGCGGAAATCTCGCAGCGTATTAGAAACCTTGCAAAACGACCGCCACGGCGAAGGAAACTCACGATAGCGCGCCAACATCATCCGGTCGATCACATCCCCCGTCAGCAACGGGAAATCACTGCGCGTCATCGCCTCCTGGAACTGAAACAGCCCCGGATAACTGCCCTCAATCGCCCGCGCCACCGCCGGCGTCCGCGGCGCCAATGCCTCCTGCAAGAAATAGCTGGGCGCCCGCCCCGCCATCAAATCCGCCCACAGCGCCGCCGCACTGGACACCGCCGCCTGCCGCTTCTGGCTACGATGGCGCGTGAACCCACGCAGCCCACCTTCACTCAACACCCCATACATCTCACTCATACCATCTCCCCTTCTTCCCAATATCCATCCCATCCATCCTATTCGATCCTATCGGTGCGACTGGCCTTACGCCCTAATACCCAATCTTTACCGTAATCGTCGCCGTCGCCCCACTCGCAATCAACTGCGCACCCGGCGCCACACTGGGACTCCACGCATACCCAAAGCGTACCCCCGCCGTCGCCTTCTTCCCTAGCTTCGGCGTATCCGCTTCCAAGTAGTAAAGAATATCGCCGTTGTTGACCGCCACGTTGCCGGCGTCATTCACCCCACGCACCGACATACTAAAAATCCCATCTGTCTTCACCACCGTCCGCCCCGCGCCATCCGTCGCCGTCAGGCATACCCCTGGCATCTGCCCCACCAGCGCCGGATCACCACTCGCCTTACTGGCAATCGTCGCCTCAATCTGATTCCCATTCGCATTAACCATATTTACAGCCATATCATTTTCCCCTTCCTATCCACCGACTAAACCACCCGATAACTGAGCCTGCCGAAGTTACGCCCGCCCGTTCACCGCGTGCGCAACCTCTTTTTCACTCAGACCCAGCCGGCCAAACGCCTCAGATAACCGCTTCTGCACCGCCACCGGATCGACCTCTGTCGCCGCCGGCGCGCCCCCCATCCCCTGAATCTGCCCCGTATTCCAACTCACCGCCTCAATCAGGTACGCCGTTTCCGCTGCCACCGCCTCCTTTACCCGCTGTGCATAGGCCGCCGTGTCCAACTTCCCATCGGTAATCGACGGCGCCAGCGTCAACGCCTCATATAACCGCTGCTTCGTCATCTCCGGCAACGGCGCCCCCACCAACTGCCCGCGCACAAACTCCCGTGCATCACGCAGCAACAACGCCTCCTGCAACCGTGCATTCTGCTGCTCCAGCGCCGCCAGGCGTCCCTGCGCCTCCGTCAACTTCCCCTCTAATTCCTTGCTCACCGTCTCATCTCCTTTGCTCTGAGCGTCATCCGCTCCACCAAGATCCGCGTCTCTCTGTCCCGTGCGCGCCGCCTCAAACATCTCCACAATTCGCCCGCCCGCACCAGGCTTCGTTACAAAATCAATCGAACTCACGCTCGTGATTTCCTGAATAATGCGCCCCTGCCGGCCCTCCGCCGTCCCTTGGGCCGCCTTGCCAAAGGCCCGAATGCTCACCCCAATATGGGGCGCCAGATTATTGACCGGCGCCTGATACGCCTCAAACACCTTCGCATCCGCATACAGCCCCGGCCCTTCCGGCCCATTGCCATCCCAGCGCGCCGGCGTCGTCAACACCGCCGCCAAATCGTTCAGGCTGCCCTCTGGCCGTTCTGCCTCCTCGGTTGGCGTCGCATGGTCCCAAAACATCTGCACGCCCGGCGTAAAAACCTTCGGCCCATCCCGCTCCAACACCTCTGCCGGGTAATAGCCCGTGCTACCCCACCCCGGCTTAATCACCTTAATCGGGATCGTCCCATCCCGCCGCACCGCCCGCTCCACCAACGGCACCACCGCCCCACGCAATGCCCCCTCTGTCGCCTCCGTCATATCCGACCCATGCTCCTCATTCATCCCCTATTCCTCCCATCACTACCATCCGTCCCACCCTATCAATCCTCGACCGATAACAAAGCATTATCGCCCGACGACTCCTAATCATGACGACAAATTTCCATCGGCAAATTGCAACCAGGACACCAGCCAGCATCCCTATCAAACCCCTCATCCACCATCTCCACCGGCCTCGCCATCACCCACAGCGCCCGGCGCAACAGCACCAACACCACCGTCAACCACACAAGAAAAGCCGCCACCCCCAACCCACTCATGCTTGCTTCCTTTGATACAGCGCCGTACACCGGCACCCCGGAAACCGCAACGGATGTTGATGCCCACTACTAAAGCTCTGCGCAAACGGAATCCACCCCTGCACCTGGTTGTTGCGGCAGCCGTCACTCACCCGGGCATCGCCGACGGTGAGCCACTTCTTCTCCATCTGCAACCCGGCATCCTGCAAATCCCGCACAATCAGCGCACTCCCCGCCTCATACGCGTTCCCAATCTCCGTCACCGCAATCAAATGCGCCCGGCTATCAATATGCGCCTGCGGCTTCTCCGCCCCCATAAAGCTGTACAGGCTCGTAATCTCCCGCGCAATCCGGTTATAACTCCACCCCTCCCGGATGCCCTCATTGATAATCGTCGCCAGATTCCCCCGCGTCGTCCCATCAATCTGGCTGATCAGCCCATACCCATGCTCCAGCAGGTAAGCCTCGGCCCGTGGATGCCGCAGGTTGAACGCAATATTCACCCCCACGTCCGCAATCGTCTCCGTCGCCCCCCGCTCCAACGCCGCCCGCATCGCCGCCTGCAACGGGTCAAACATCCGTTCCGTGCTGGCCGCCGCCACCCGCTCCCACACCGCCACCCAATCATCCGCCGACAACGCCTCTTGCAGCCGGCTCTCATCAATCCGCCCTCGCAACTGGGCAAAGCCCCGCAGAAACGCCTGTAACTGCCGCTTCATCACCACGGCAACTTTGCGCTCCGTGCGGCTCACCAGCGGATCAAGCGTCCGCCACTTCGCCGCCACGCTCGCCGCCTCCAGGAAATGATCTAGCGCCGCTTGCAACGACTGTGTCGCCGGCGCCATCAATAGACCCCCCACTTCGTATTCAAGTAGCTGCCTACCCGCTCCAGCTCAAATATTGTCAGCCCTCGGTTGTAAATCAGCACCTCACAAATATGACCATTCATTAAATTCGTCGCTGTATTGATATTGAATCGACCAATGGCAATGTTGTTCGACACCAGCCCTGCCGCATGAGCCGCTATTGTTGTAAAACTATTGTTAGACAATGCCACCGCATTGATCGGCGTAACACTCCCGCCAAAAACAAACGGCGCATTCGCACCGATAGAGATTGGTGCGGTTCGTTGGGTTGATGGCGTCGCTACTGCCAACGATGGCTGATCCGTACTTCCTAGCCACATACGCGTCCCAAACGTGGTCGAGTGATAAAGCGAAACCAACCCGCGCGTCGCCCCCAGTGTGGCCGACTGCTTCCCCACCCCCACAATCGTCAGCGGATAGCTTGCATACGTCGCCACCCCATCCAAATAATCTCCGCCATCAAAACTTACCCCCGGCAACCCACCCTGCACACCCGTTTTGTACGTTGGCTTGGCTGTTCCCGTCGCCTGCATCACATGGTTCCCTGCCCCAGACAGATCCGCCCATCGCCCCACAGGGTCATTGTTCGTCGCTACCGGCGTCGCCCCTGCATCATCCTGAAAGAGCGAAGCTAGGTTGCTGGCATCGAGCCACAAGATCAAGCCAGATAACGCCGACGGCAAAAAAGCCGCAGCGTCATATTTCAACCGGCTACCCAACTGCATCACCCCCACACTCAGCCCACTCACCCCCGAATAGGCCATCACCACCTTGCCAGCGCTGTTGCTCCACCACTGCCGCAACAGCGCCCCCACCAACCGGATCTGCCCCGCCGCCACCACCACCTGCACCGGCGCAAACAACAACCCCCGCGGATCAAAATCCGGCGTCAGCGTCACCGTAATCGACCCCGCCCCCGCATTCTGAAGATACAAAACAGTATCGCCCGTATTCTCAAACTGATCCCCACCACTGTCCGCCGCCTGCGTCACAAACCCCGCCCCATCATACCCCGGCGAAAAAACGGATAACTCAGCCACTCGCCCTTCCTCCCACCGACCGATAAGCGTTTATTATCGGTCGGTCGTTATGCCCCGTATGTCTTCAACAATGCGTAGCCTAGCGTTGCCCCTACCCCAGCCGTTGTCACCCTGGCCCGAAGCAAGTCAGCATTGAAATCATTGACCGTAACCTGGACTGTCGCACTTGCCACGCCGGTCAGTGCCGCGCCAATCGCGTACCACGTCGCCCCATTGTCGTCGCTACCTTCAATTTGTAGCGCCGGCGCCGTGGTCGTAATCGCCCCCATCGACAAAACCAACTGGATATTTTTGGCCCCATTACTTTTTAATGCCACCGTCGTGGCATTCAATGTGCCAACCGCCACAGCACGATCTATAACCTGCCGATACGGTGGAGGGCTGACCATTTGGTGCGTGATTCGGTTGAGCACCCGCGTAAACGATGGGGTTGTCCCGCCAACCGTCTGCACATAGCGCAGCCGGTTGCCACTGAGCGGCAGCACCGGCGACCGATACGCGCCGGTGGTCGTAATCCGCGGAAAATCGTAGATTCGGTACCAGTTCACGCCTGAGTCGTCGCTCTCCTCAATCCCTACGTCTAGCGTCGCACTCGTCCCACTCACCGCCGTCACCACAATGTTAAATTCCGCCGCCGCCCCAACTGGCGTTGGCATAATAGTCGCCGTGGTCGTGGTCGTCGTCAGCGCGGCAGTGGCCACATCGGCAAACAACACATTGTCAGGCTCCATGTACCAGCCGTTGCCGAGTGTCACCCGACTCGATTGGGTGGCGCTCATGGAAACGTTGCTACCACCAGTAATCTGCACCGGCACGGCTTGACTGGCGTCTTGGCTCGGCCGCGGCAACATTTCAACCCGTTGCCGCTGATAAGCGAACAACCGCGCATACGAAATCCGTAGATCTGATCTCTTGATGATGCCGCCACCACAGTTGGTCGAAGCAAAGTCAGTTGGTGCGGTTGTCCCCGGCAATGGTAACAATTCCAGGCTGGTCGTACTAATGTTTCTAACTTTCCATGCGCCATCGCAATCCAGACTAGCGCCAGTCCCATCCACCCGCAACCCGGTGACATTAACATAATCGCCAATCAATAGCCCAGCCCAGGCCGCATTGCCGGTAATCGTCAGCACGCCCCCAGCCAGCACCGCACTCGCCGCCACCTGCGCAATCGCCCCTAGCGCCGACATAAGATTGCCACCATTGCAGAGCGCAACATACCCACCATAACTGGTCGCCGTCACCGCACTCCCAATCACCACGGTAATCGTGGTCGAATTCACAACCGATGCCACCACTGTGGCCACCGCCAGGTTGGGAAAATTCGTCTGATCACGCACGCCATACAGGTTAATGTTGTCGCCTGTAGTTAGGCCGTGCGCCTGATGAAGCACCACAGTGGCCGTCGTCGTCCCGCTTTTGGCGATGCTGACTATTTGCCCGATGGGAACCGACAACCCCTTGCTATTGATGGCTCGAATGCGCAACTTATAGAGCTTTTCACTACTCGGTACCACCTGTGTTCTAAGCAAACGGTTTGTCATCAATCCCGTACTGTCTACGGCAACATCACTCCACTGCACACGATCCTGTTGCAAATACGACCGATATTCTGTTGTTGGTTGAAACGCATAGCTGTTGGGCGCATTTACTGCTTGCACAGATGCCGTTGAGCCTATCGTTGATTGATGAGTGCCGGTTATGCCTGCCCCCGGCAAAGTATCTCCGGCATCAGCACGCGAATAGAAACTCGCGTTGGTTGCCGTGCCATTCTCAAAAATCATGCTCGTACCATTTGCCGAATAGCCCAACGCTGGACGGTAATAAATCATCCCTGAAGCAAACGGCCCAACCGTCAAACTCGGAATCGTTCCATTCGGCCCAGAAGCAACGGTAACACGATTTGCACTAGGTGCGGTCAATACGACTAATGCCGGGTAATTTAATCGCGAATCTGTGACCCCATAGATCCCGATCCGCATCCCTGGTAGTAGATCATGAGCGGCTATGGTGTCAATCGTCAATGTTGTCGTTGTTTGTGAAATAGCCGAAATCGCTCTTTCCGCTACAGGGGAAATCAGTGGCCCTGTGTCCACAATTTCTATGGCAAATTCCTGCCCGAATGTGCGCTGTGATAAATGAATCCCCATCGCCATTTCTAAAGGCGTAGGAAAATTCATCACCGCGGTAACCACGCTTTCCGTCCCTGGTGCTAACGGGTCCTTTGAAATAACCAAATAGGATGCTGCGGCTGTATTCCCATCTACCTGAATAATGTCCCCGGTCGCCTTGCTTTCCAACCACTTACTTCCCGGCGTATAAGATTCAAAGGTCTCGATAAATACCCCGCCAAATCCATTTAATGGGTTCCCCTTCTGATCAACCTCCCGAAACTTATAAATATCGCTAATCGACCCCATCTATTCCCCCCTCGACTGATAATTCCTTCTTATCACTCCACGCCTTCACGCAACCGCACCAACGCATCCCGCAACTCTCGCACCGCCCGCACCATCATCGCCTCCACCGCAGCGCCATCCGTCGCCCCATCCGTCGCATCACTCCCATTTGTCCCATCCACCCCCTGACCCACCGGATTCAACGCCCGCCCCTCTTCGTCGAAGAGTTTTTGTAAAATGGCATCAATATCATCCACCCCCAGCGCCACCAACATCAATCGCGCCGTCGTCATCAGATCCAGCGTCCCCGCCGGCGCCTTCCCATCCAGCGTCGCCGCCGAAACAATCGCCCGCATCTGCGCATCCAACGCCTCCGACCTGATCGGCGGAAAATCAATATCAATATGCGCGTCTACATCGCCCCAATCCACCGTCTCGCTAATCTCATCCCCATCCCGCTCGACGACAACCGTTCCCAGCCCCCGCAGTGGCCCCCGTGGCGCCTTCACCGCCCACAGCAACACAAAATCAAAAATGGCTTGAAAAATATCCTGCCAAAAGGTCTGCCGGTCCCGCATCGCCAACTCAGTCGGTCGGTCAAGGCTGCTCGCCGTGGCCAGCGTCCCCACGCTCACATCGCCAAAAAACGTTTCAGGCAACCCCACCGCCGCCGCCACCATCAACAACAACCGCCGCCCATCCTCCGCCGCCACCGTCGCCCCGGATGTGCGCACCGGTGTTAAATTCACATTGTCGCCCGCCACAAACGTACTACCCACCACCGGCGCCGGATTCGTCTCCGCCCCCAGCCCACCAGCGCCATACGTCGTACCCAGCTTGGCCTTGGCCGCCGCAATCGCACTCTTCCCGCCCGGCGTACTCAACTGGAAAGCGAATCGACGATAAGCGCGCACAATGCTCGCCCAGTCTTCCAGGAATTCCTTATAGGCCCGGCTCCAATCAATCGCCGCATAAATCTCCGAACAACCAAACTTCCAGTTAGAAAACCCGCCCGTCTTGATGTGGTAAACCGGATTCTCCCACCGCACTGGATAGCTCCCAATACTCGCCGGCTTGTTCACCGGGTTGTAACGCCAATCCGGGTAATACGCCGTCTTCACCATCGTCGCAATCGCCCCGCTGCCGGCATCCAACGTCTGTTCCGACCAAGACCGCTTGTAATACCACGGCGACTTCGCATCCTGCGGATCACACACAATCTCGATCACCTCTTCAAACTGGAACGTGCGCACCCGTACCCGCCCCGTCAACGCGTTCACAAAGAAGACAAAGAAGGTATTCCCATCCGTCGTCTGCTCCGTCTCCTTCTGCATCCGCGCCTGGTGGCTCGTCAACTCCACCTGATTCTTCGGGTCCTTCATAAAAGCGTCCAGCACGCCCTGCACATCCGGGTCACTCGCCTTCACATTCCAACCCTGACCCCACACGTACAGCCGCTGCACCTGCACCCCGCGCTTAATCAGCGGATTCTTCAGCGACATAATCCGGCTCAACTCCGTGATCAGCCGCAACCCCTCCCGGCTAAACTCCTGATCGGCCTGCATCGTCAGCATCCGCCAACCATCCGCCTCCAACGCCATCTCCAGCGCCGCCAGGCGTTCCTGCAACTCGATATTCTCCCCTTGCAACTGCTGGATCTGCGCTGTCTGCGAACTCCGTTTAGCCATTCAACCACCCCATCATCAACTGCCAGGCCTCGCCAACTTCCATCCCCGCCGCCTTCGCCAACCCCAACACCGCCACCAACAAAATCAACACCAACGCCCCAACCCCTACCATCCCATGCTCCCGGTAAACCGTCTCCACCCACTGCTTCAGCATCATCCCCTCCTCGACTGATAAGAAAGAGTTATCACCCGACCTTTACTCCCCTCTCCGATCTGGGGAGGGCTGGGGGTAGGGTCTACTCCACATAAAACCGATGCCGCCCGATATCCACCACATGCCGCAGCAACCGCGTCCAATCCGGCGTCACCCCTACCGCATGATAATGCGTCGCCCCCAACGTCGGATCAAGCGTCAACTTCCCCATGGCCAACTCCGCAATCGCCAACTGCACCAACCCCGGCCCCGGCGACCGACTATTGAAGTACGAAAACTGCCATTTCTTCAAGATCACCGACCGCACATCATGCCCCCACCAACGCGGACTCGCCGCCCGATTCAACACCACATGCGCCACCGCCAATTGCCCCGTCACCGATTCTCCCCGTGCCTCACCCCAAATGCACAGCGCCAGCAACTGCGTATCATCCAACGCCGCCAGGCGTTCATGCCCGGCGGCGCTCATTCCCCCGTCCACTGTTTCAACAACCCTTTCAACTGGCGAATCTCCCGCTCGCACCACGCCAGGCGTTTTTCCACGTCACCACCCACCGGCGGCTCAACTGGCGGATCAATCGGCGGTGTCACCACTTGGGCCGGCTGCCACTTCCACACCACAAACGTCGAAACATGCCATCGATTCGGCAACCCCAACCCCGTCACCGCCTCCGCATAAGGCACCAGCGGAATCGCCGACCACGGCCCCCGCTGCCCTTGCTCGATATAAAAGGCCGAATCGCCATTCATAAACATATTGGCCCAGCCGCTCTTCTTCTGCCCTGTATTCTCCGCAACAGCCAGATTGCCCGTAAAAAAGCGCACATCCAGCGCCTTCGCCCGCCCGTTCTCATCCTCCACCCGCGCAAACAAATGCGTCGCCCCGCCGGCGTCATCAAAATAATCCGGCGACCCCATCGGCTTCAGATACCCATTACGCGCCCACGATGTGATGGAGAAGATCGTCCCATTCATATCCCACGATCCATCCGCTGTGGTAAAAATATCCTTCACCACATACTTCCCGAACCCAGCCGGCGGATCAATCGGCTGGATCTGCAACTTCATAAATTCCGCACCTTGGGATAACCGCGCCATAAAAACTCCCGGAAAATAAAAAGAGCGCCACCAACCTGGCAAACCAGGTCAATGACGCTCTTACGGCGTTCGTGGGCAATGGCCGGCAACCACCACCCGTCTCTTCAATTCACAACCAGAGGAATCAGCAGCCCCCAGTATAGCACACCTATCGCCCCCTGTCAATGAGAAAAATTCCCACTTAGGCGCGCCCAACCAAAAAAATAAGGCCGATGGCAAACCCATCAGCCCTATAACTCCCATCTATCCCCTCGACCGATAACGCCTTATTATCAGTCGCTCTCCTCCCGTCCCTCAATCCGTCGAAAATCCACCCCCATCATACCCTGTCTCCGTTGATGGGGTAACCGATACTCATCCAGGTTGATCTCCACCATCTCCCCCCGCACCACAATCGCCACCACATCCTGCTCCGGGTCAAACCGAAACACCAACCGATTTCCTTCTTTTAAGCGCACATCCCGAAACGCCATACACACCTCTCAGAATTGCGAAATCGAAACAAACTCCTCATGTACCACGGTTCTCGCCGGCGGCGTCCGCACCAACTCAATCGCCCGATTATAGGCACCCGCCGTTGCATCCACCTGGTCGCGATACGTCCCATTGGGAACCACCACCATCTCATCAATATAGACCTGGTTCCACGCCCCTTGCAGCAACACCACATTCAGCGCCTCAGCCTGCGCAATAAACGGCATCAACCGCACATCCTTATCACCCGTCGCCTTGTCCGCAAAGACCGGGTAACCAGCCAGCAACGCAATCTCATCCTGCACACTATCCACGCCGCTCGACCCCGGCTCCTGCTCAATAAACACAAAGACCCCATTGTTAAACGCCGCCGCATCCAACTGGGCCGTCTGCAACATCACGTTGCGTCGCTCCTTGGTTGTCCACTGCCCATGCACCACATCCTCAATCACCACCCGCCCATCCAGCGCAATCGCCAGCCGTACCCCGGCACTGAATTTGGCGCTCTTACTCACACTCGCCGCCTTATCCCAATAACGAATCCGGTAAGGCGTCGCCGGCGCCGCTTGAGTCACAATCCGCAACCAGGGCCGCTTAATCAGATTGCCCTCCGTCGCCCGTGGGCTGCCCTGATACTCCGCCCCAAAGACCATACTCCCCACGTCCTTGGCAATGCTCTGCAACTCCGTCGCACTGTAGCGCTTCGGCGCCACCGCCTCCCCTGCCGCCCGCCCCAACGGATCAGGCTCCCCCAGCGGCAACCCCATCAACCGATTATTGTTATCCCGCTCTTCCTGGCTCTCTGCAATCGCCGGCAACCGCAACACCGTCCATTGCCCTGGCTGTTCCTTCAACAACTTCCCCGCCAGATCATCCTCATGCCACCGGGTCATGATCAGCACAATCGCCCCGCCCTCCCAAATGCGCGTGCGGAATGTCCCCCGATACCACTCCCACACCCGCCGGCGCATCGTCGCGCTCTGCGCTTCTTCCCAATTCTCATGTGGGTCATCAATAATCCCCAGCAGCGCACCATGCCCCGTCACCGGCCCACCCACGCCGACGGCGAGAACCCGCCCTCGGTTGGGGTGCATCAACTGCCAGCGCTGCACCGCCCGGCTATCCGGCCGCACCTGCACCGACTCAATCTCACCCGCCCGCAGATCACCAAAGAGCGCCCGATACTCGCCACTCTCCACAATATCCCGCGCCTGCCGGCTCTTACTCTCCGCCAGCTCAGCCCCATAACTTGTAATAATAATTGGGTCATTCGGCCGGCGCCCCAACCAATAAGCCGGCAACCGTACTGAGGTTAACTCACTCTTCCCATGTTGTGGCGGCGCAAAGATCATCAAGCGCCGGATCTCCCCCGCCACCACCCGATCCAAATGCCCCGCAATCAACCCATGCACCAGGTCAGCCTGATATTGGGGATAGGTATATTGAGTAAAGGCCAGCAGCCCTTTACGTGCGTTGCGCCTGTTTAATAACTCCTGAGCCGCGTCCTGTGGCAATACGCTCCAACTCTTCGTCACTCAACTCCCCCACCTCGCGCACATCAATCGGCCCGCCACCCTCGCCCGTTAGCTCGACCTTGCCCGCCGGCTTATACTGCCCCGTCAGTTCCAAAAATAACTTTCTGTCCGGGTGCGACTTCGCATCCGCTTGGGTGGCCACCAACACCAGCGCTTCCAACACATTCGCCACATGGCCCAACAACAACCGCTTCGGCCCCGCCGCAATCCGCTCCTCAATCTCCGGGTCTTTCAACTTCCACTCGCGGATCGTGCGCGTGTTGGTCAACCCCAAAAAATCGCTGGCCAACTCATATTCATACTTTGGCCAGCGCTGCCCAGTCGGCACGCAAGACCACGCAATATACAGCGCCTTCCGCCAGTCCCACCGCAACTTCCCATCCGCCGTCCGCTCCTCCAACAAATCCCGATAGAGCGCCTCCCATGCCACCGGTT